CTCAAGAAAGTCTGCCATCTTTCGCCCAAGCCCCTGCTGAATCCATTGGTATTCCAATGGTTCACAGGAGATAAGACGCGGACCGCGCGAATCTTTTGGTACCAGGACAACTTTCGCGACCCCGCTTTCAAGGCGACGTAGCGACTTGTACCAGTCCAATCGATCAGTAAGTTCACGCGCACCCCCGGCCACATAATAGTGGTAGTAGGGGTACGTTTGGTGAATACTGTTATAGAGGCGGGAAAATTCCCACTTCTGCTCCAGTCTTTCACCCGTAGCCACAGCTCCTGGACCGTGACGCGGAAGAATGTCCTTATGGTCGAAACCATGAAAGACCTTCTCAGTGACAAGTTTTGCGAGAACCATAACTGGGTCTCGTAGAGAAATGTCATGCAAGGAGACCTCCTTCTCAACACTGACGAAACGATCTATCACGACCGCCTCGTCATGTGGAGAGTTGGGAAGGGCCAACTTGTACGCGAAGTAGAGTACCTGTCGAAGATGTTTTACAGCTTCGACAGATGCTGTGTCCAGAAGAAGACCGTCTTCTCCGAAGACCATGCTAAAGTATACCTGCAGAAATGCGGGATTACTTGGGTGCGTGTGCGAGCGTTTAAACTCGCGCGGCACTTTGAGCATGCCACTCACCAGCCCCTGATCAAGAGCCTTTCCCAGTTTTGGGAGAGTTTTGGTCAAGAAGGCGAGGCCCTCATTACGAAATCGGGACGTTAAAGTCTCGAGATCGCGTTTGAGGGATGTCCCTGAAGAAGATAGCTCGAGAGGATCGCTCCGAACCAATTGCGAGTGTAGGCCGAGATAAAACTCGTCTTGGCTTTTCAAGACTCCCCTTTCAGGTGGGTCTATCCAAGGTTCCAGTGTGAGCCCAAGAACCGAAACGACGACTTGGTGGTCAAGAACGGGGATGTCAGTTAAGACTCCCCGCGCAAGATCGCATCGACATTGACCGTTGTGGTCAGACCGGTAGAAGCGCCATCCAAAAGGAGGTCGATGAGGTTCGAAAGAACATCATAGACAACCGTAGGGGTGACAGCTACGTCACGAGGGACGGTGATCGTAAGATTTACCGTCATTTGAGACGTACCGATAGAGGCGGCGACAGTCTTATTCAGTTGAATAAGATGTCGATCAACGAGGGCAGGACTTTTACCCGTCGTGCTATGCTTTA